AAGTCAGCACGATTATATCCGTTCTTCTTACCATACCTACACAAATATTTAATTGCGTTGGCGTGACAAAAATCTTTGCCAATGTTTAAAGTCTTAAATAAATCTTGTACTTGAAAGCCATCACTGCCAACAGAATAGTGTTGACCATAAGTGGACGTAATGTAGTTTGAGATTTCTTTTAAGATTTTATCTTCATTGTATTTCATATTACAAATATAACACAAAAGGCCAAAAGTGTCAACCACTCTTGGCCTTCTATAAAAAGATACTAATTACTTAATATCAATAGTTCTTGGTTTTTTTGTTTCAGGTATAATCTTCTCTAATGATACCTTTAATAGACCATCTTTTAATTCAGCGCCTTTGATTTCTACATCATCAGCGATTGTAAATGATCTTTCAAAGTATCTTTTAGCGATACCTTTGTACAGTGTATTATCTTTAACGTCCTCTTTATCAGATTTTTTAGATTTGATAGTTAACTGTCCATCTTCAAAGGTTACATCTATATCTTTTTTATTGTAACCAGCAAGAGCCACTTCAATATCGTATTTGTTCTTAGATGTTTCTACAATATTGTATGGTGGATAATTTACTGTTGGAACTCTTAATCCAAAGTCGTCATTTAGCATTGACTCAAAGTGGTCAAATACATTATTGAAACCTATGGATAAAGGTCTTAGTTGATTGAATATGCTTAATTGTTTATTAGTCATTTTTATCTCCTTTTGTTAAGCAAGTTAAAATTGAAAGCCCACTATTGGCACTTTCAATATTATTTATAATGGTAGTTTGTTTATCACGGAGTAAACTACCAAACACCGATTTGCTGATACTTTAAGTAGTATCAATCTTTTTAACGCCGACTAGGTCTTATGAATTGCCTAGTCTATAATATATATACAGGTTCAATATAACGTTAAAACTAGTAACCTCTTAGATTTTTTAGTTCTTTTTGCTTCTTTAAAAAGTTAGCTCGCATTTCTTTTGCTTTTCTAACTCTTTTTTCAGATGGCTTTTCATAAGTCTGTTTCATCTTGTACAGTCTCATAACGCCTTCTTTAAGAAGTTTCTTTTTAAGAATACGCATTGCCTTTTCGACATTGTTATTCTTAACCTCTACTTTTAACCCCAATTAAATTACCTCCTTAACGGTTTTAGGTGTTAAATTTTTAAATACTATATTATTGTTATCAATAGAACCTAATATAAATCTTATATCATTTTTATGATTTTGTAATATAGTTTTTAAATCCATTGTAGTTTTATCTTTTGAACCAGATTTTACATCAACTGGTCCATTAATTGTAGTCATAAACAAAAATATTTTTGAATGATCTTCACTAAAGACTGCGATTAAATAATCTTTTATATGTTTTTTCATATCAGGACCACCAAAAAATATAGCATTACCATTTTTTAAAACTACTGCTGCTTTAACTTCCATTTCTTCTGCAGGATATAATGGGTTTAATAATCTTGCTATTGCTGTTAATTTTGGAAATTGAATGTCAGCAGAATTTGTTGCTGTACCTGCAGTTATCGCTTCAATACCAAATTCATTATATATTTTTGAAAAAATGCTCATTACGACATCACTCAACACTCCTGTTTTTTTAGGTTTTTCATTACCATTTGTTGGATCTGTAATGATATTAAATGACGTACCATCTTCTGTTTTAATAACAAGATTTTCAAAATAAGCAGTACGAGCCTGTGTAATATAATCTAAAGCTTTTCTTTGAAAAGCAATACTATTATTATCATAATGATTTAAAAAATTAAATCTATTAGGATTATAAACATACGGTTTCTTTTGAACTACTCTTAAATCTTTTAACGCTTGTTGTATACCTAGTCTTCCTTCTGATACATCTTCAAATATTTTATTTTTAATATTTTTTGGTTGTTGACCTATTAGTATTAAATCTTTTATATGTTTCATTTTTTTTTCATTAAAAGAATCTAATAAGGTTTTAAAATATTTTTCAAAGATATTTTTATGTTCTTTTTTCATATTTTTTTTATATGATATGTTATATTGTTTTTCGACAACATTTATAGTTGCCATAGTTTTTTCAACCTGACGTATTAAAGTAAATTCTGATCTTTTACCATTATTGTATTGGTGTAAAATTTCTAACATTAGTGGTTGAGGAATATCTTCTGAATAGATTTCAACAGCGTATGTAACTAAAACTTCTTTTGCGCCTGCCAACAGAGCAGCAAAATATCTGTTGTGACCCGACCAAATTATTCCTGTTATAGGACATACTTTTATTGCTTCGTGATTTGGTGTTCTACCTTTTAATAATCTGTAAGCCATACAAGTTGGTTCTGTACCTAAACCATCATTACCATATACTAATGCTCTTATATTTCGTTCTTCTTGTTCTTTAGGATAAAATTCTTCATTCCATCTATTTGGTTTAATTGTATCTATTGATATTACTGTTCCAGCAATACTAGGAACATATTTAAATTCTATTTTAGGAATAATATCAACTTCTTCCATAGTTTTAGTTGATACATTGTATTTAACAGCTTTAACTGTATAATTTGTATTATAATTTAGGGTATTCATATATGTAATATAATTACTATTTCTATTATTTCAAGTGGTTAAAATTGACGCACCTATTAGAAAGGCCAGCTAAAACTGACCTTTCAAGGACTAAATGGATAGATTTAGACAACATCTTGCGACTTATCTTCCTCACTATCATTGGAATCCGTTTGAGATTGAGCTGTAACTTCTGCTTGTCTTTGCGACTCCATAATTTGGTCGGCAGTAGCACCAGCATCAACTTTAGTGTATAAATCTACAAATGAAGTTTTAGTATCTTCATCAAATCTATTTGTACACAATTCAATTGCTTTTACTTTGTTATTAAAGATTGAGTACGCTTGTACAATATGTACCAATCTTCTTGTGGAAATAATTTCATCAACACCACCTTCAAAATAGGTTTTTCTGATAACATCAGCCCACGTAACAAGTTTGTTAATGTAGTTGGTATCTTTTTTACCTGTTGCTTCTAAGGTATTGTTTAAGATTTTTTCTTCAGTTTTTGCATTTGGATATCTTTGTTCAAATGTAACTGGAAATCTTTCTAGGAAAGCTTCGTTAAGAATATTGGTACCGATAAACTTACCATCTTCTGAACCTTGACCTTTAGTATTGGCAGTCGCCACTACGTTAAAGCCATCTTTTGGTTTTACGAATTTGTTAATCTTTTTAACAAACACACCTGACCCTTCTAAGATCGGTTGTAAACACATAATCTTATTTGAAGCAAGGTCGATCTCATCTAATAAAAGAAGAGCGCCTCTTTCCATAGCTTCAATAACTGGACCATTCTGCCATACAGTTTGGCCGTCTTTTAATCTATACCCACCTAGTAAGTCATCTTCGTCGGTTTCAATTGTAACGTTTACTCTAATACATTCTTTTTTAGCTTCGGCACAAGCTTGTAATATAGACATTGTTTTACCGTTACCAGAAAGACCTGTAACAAACACTGGATAAAATTTACCAGATTTGATAATAGATTTAATATCAGGATAGTTGCCGAATGGTACAAACACTGGATCTTTTTTAGGTACAATGTCGCCTGTAAGAGAAGATACTATATAAGCGGCTTCTTTTTTAATTTCAACATCAGTTGTTTTTTCAACCTTACTTGATTTTGAATTTGCCATAGGTAATTTATAACTACCTCTACCTACTTTATATTCGTCAGATTTTAACCAAGACGGGTTTTTCAATTTTTCTGATTTATAAAAATCATTAATTTCTGCTCTAGTTAAAACTTCTTTTTTATAAAAAGCATAAGCTTTTTCTACGAAGTCTTTTTGAGTCTTATTAAGTTCAATCATTTACTTTAGTCCTTTCATCATTTAGTTTATACATATATAATAACATAGCATTGTGTCAACATTATGTCTTTTTTTAAAGAAAAAACCTTTTAAATTCATATACTTAAACGATTTGTTCTATAAATTTGTTTAATAGCACTCTGGAATACAGTCTATTTTTCATAGATTTGGTGAATATCTTTTTAATTTCACTAGTAGTATTACCACTATTAATATTACTCAAATCAGCGTTTTCAATATTCATATCTTTAGCATTAACAACATAGTAAGAATTATAACCTGGTTTAGGTATTTCTAATACTTTATCTTTTAAAAATTGTTTTCTAAGTTTTTCATAATTTGAATTATAAGTTAATTTACCATTAGCTGAAATATACTCATCTACAAATTGACTAAAACTATTTTTGTTAACTCTTTTAGATAAGTAAAAACCAATTGTAGTAACATTATATTTTGATTGTAATACTTTTAATAAAGTTGATGTAACGCAAGATCTGTATGAATCATAATGTCTACCTGTATATTCTCTTTCAGTAGTATATCTTTTTTTACCATCTTTAATAATTGTTTGAGTGTCCCATTTTTCAATGGCAAGTTTGTTATTGGGTTTAGTGGTATCAATATTATAATTAGCACAATCACCATTAGATTCGCCATCTGTAAGAGTAATAAATGAAAGTTTTTCTATTTTATATTTTGCTTGAAATAAAGGTATTAATTTATTACACATAATAATAGCTTCATTTAGTGGTGTTGATGTTAAGTGATACTCTTGTTGTACTGGAATTGGATATCCTTTATGGTGTAAATCATCACTTGCATAACTAAATGATCTATTGAAATAATTGGCCATCATATAAAGGTATAATAATGATTCGTGTAATACTGTTTTTTTCATTCTATGGCTAACAACGTTTACTAAATGAGATTTTTCAGCAAACATATTACCATTTTTAAATTTA